CTGCGTGGCAAGCCGAGGAGATACCATCCTGGTTCTTCCGAACCACACCGAGAATCTGGGCGCTGCCACCACGTCGAGCTGGACGTTCAAGGCTGGCGTTCGGATCGTCGGACTTGGTCAGGGGAGCGCCATTCCGACGTTCACCATGACCACGGCCACCTCTAAGCTGAACCTGAACGCAGTCAACGTCAGCATCTCAGGCTGTCGTTTCCTGTGCGCAGGGCCGGCTGGAACGACCGCGCTCACGGTGGCGGCACCATTCACCATGTCGGCTGTGGGATGCTCCCTCATCGGAAACGAGTTCGAGGTGGGCATCGACAATGACCAACTCTGCACGACGTTCCTCACGGTTTCGGCCGCGAGGTGCACGTTCAGCTACAACTCGGCGGAATCCCAGTCGGTGGCATCGACTCCAACGGCCGGAATCGTCATCACGGCGGCGGACAAGTTCCTCTGTGAAGGCAACCGTTGCAAGGCAGCCTTCGCAACCGCTGCAACGGGATGGATCACCCATGCCACAACGGCATCGGTGGACATCGTCATTCGGAAGAACTTCTTCTGGCAGTGGCTGGCCATCAGCTCAGGAGGAATCAACCTCGCCGCCAACCTGGCGACGACTGGCACCATCGAAGACAACTACTTCAAGACCAATCTGACGACGAACGTCCTTCCCATCGTAACGAGTGGCACTGGAGTGGTCGTCTCGCTGTTCAACAACTACGTCGTGAACGACACTAACCAGACAGGTGTCCTCGTCGGAACCGTCTCAGACGCTTCGTAACCCTTTGGGGCGGGGGAGTGGGCGAGGACTTCACTCCCCCGAACCCAAGTACCCCGCCCTTCTTTTCCATGGCTCAAGTCACCATAGGTAGGCACTACCAGGGTCCGTTGCACAACTACACGGACATGTGCGACTACTGCGGAACCATGTACGAGAGAGACCAGCTTAGGCTTGACGCCGAGAACCTCCTAGACTGCGGCTGCAACGGCGGCCTGACCAACATCGAGCTGGCCGAGATTTCCGCCGCCGACGTTGGCGAGATTCAGCCTGTAAAGGCAAAGGTGCGTGAGGGAGCATGACCGTCTCAGCGAACCCAACCCCAGACTTCCAGCGCGACCAGATTCTGACCGCCGCTATCCGAAAGTGCGGCCTGCTGACGGCTGGCGAGGCGGCCACGCCAGAGCAGATCGCAGATGCATCCGTTCACTTCAACCTTGCCCTGCAAGACCTACAGAGCGAAGGCGTGGTGTTGCGCTCCATCGAGCGGGCCACGCTGGCCCTCGTCTCGGGGCAGGCAGAGTACACCCTTCCGACCGATGTCATCGACGTAGAACTCGGACAGGACGACGCCATCGGAACGATCATCAGCTCCGATGGAACCACCGAGACCATCCTTAAGACCATGTCACGTGGCGAGTGGATGAACATTGCCCAGAAGTCGACCACGACCGGGCGACCTTCGCGCTGCTACATCGAGAAGCAGGCGACCGTTACCGCTGTGTTCTGGCCAACCCCGGACTCGTCGGCCATCAGCTTTCGCTACGCCAAGGTGCGCTTCCTCAGGGGCGGGAACGACGGCGCGAACACGCTGGACCTTCTACGCACATGGACACCGTACATCATCCACTATGTGGCATCGGGCGTGGCCTACGACAACAGCAAGGCAGAACTGGGCGCCACGTACCTTGGCGTCGCCCAGGGGCTGCTGGCAAGGTGCAAGGCCGGAGACACTCAACACGGGGCCATCCGCTTTCGAGCAGGGCACCGGGCAAGGAACTGGTAATGGCGACCCTCTATTCTGCCCTGTTTCTGTCTGGTGCGCGCGGGAACGACGGACTTCCAATCGCGTCGGGATATGCCTACTTCTACGTGCGCGGAAGCACGTCGGAATTACAGACGGTGTATGCCGACGCAGAGGAGACTACGCCGATCAACGACAGGATGACACTGGACTCTGCCGGGAGAGCAGAGGTCTATGTGAACGCGCCAGCAGATCTGATCGTCAAGGACGCAACCGGAGCGCTTGTGAGGTTCCAGGTTGAGGACGCTACTGGCGTAGACGCTGGACTCGTCGAGGTGTCCTCGGGCGGTTTCACTGGCACCACGCTTCCCGCTGTGCTCTCGTCAATCGCCGCTAGCCTTGGCGGAACAGATGGGAAGTACAAGGAATCGTCGTCCACGGGGTGCGTGGCACGCACGCTCCACGACATGCTCGACTCGTCCATCAGCCCCTACGACTTCGGAGCCATCGGGGATGGAAGCGCGGACGACACGGTGCCGCTCCAGCGCGCAATCACCAGAGCCATCGCCGCCAAGGTGCCACTGAAGCTCGATACGGGCTCGTTCAAAATCACGGCGAACCTTCAGGTCAACGGCGCACTCAACATCTACGGAAACGGAGCTGGCCAGTCCAAGATAATCGCAACGTCGGAGTCGTTCGACGGCATCACCGTCACTGTGCCAAACGGAAATCTGAACGACGGCTACACGTGGCAAGGGTTCTCGGTTCTCATCCCATACACCAGCGGATACGGGAACCAGGCAGTCGTTCTCGCGGCCGGGAACTGTGGCTCCTTCGTCAACGTCGTGGTTGCAGGAAGCGGCGGTTTCGATGCACACCTCGTGTACGGATGCAGGTTCAGCGACTGCTACGCTTCCATACAGGGAAGTGCTGGCCACGTCGTATCCGCCTTCAACCTAGGCGCACTGAACATCGCCGACGCATGCACGGCAAATTGCAACCCGAGTGCTGGAACTGTCCACTACACCATCGGGTTCAATGCAGCGGCGCACTCGAATTGTATGTCGTGCTACGCCATCGGCGCAGACTTGGGCTTCTACAATTCAGGCTCTGGCACGAGCCCGGCCATCTTCCAGACGTGCCTGACCACAACGTGCAACACGGGATATTCTGTTGCTGCCAGCACGAACACCGTGTTCATCGGGTGCATCGCCACCACGTCGGCGACGGCGGACTACGCCAATCCAAACAGCGCGGCAGTGACCATTCTGGACTCCTTTGGTCAGAGCGACGTCGTCCCTGCGAGTTCTTGCTACGTCGATGTCCACGCCGGAGTATCGCCTGACAGCGGTGGCGTAGTCGGGTCGGCAAGGCGCTCTGTCGATGCTGGCGGCGGTGTCACGCTGGCGCTGCGGATCCACACCATAGCGGCGGATATGGGTGGAAATATGACCATGACGGTCACTCTGTCCGGAGCTGCGGCGTTCGCAAGCGGGATAGATACGATCCAAGCATGCTCCGGGCGCACCACGCTGGGCAACCCGGCTGCCATTGTTGACGTGAAGTACACGGCTGCCAATGTGTTCGTGGTTGAGGCGATTCCCACGACGACTGCCGACGGCCAGCACTTCAACGTCTTCGTGACTCTCACGGGGAAGTAGCATGGGGGAAACGCAGCTCGCGCCCATCCCATTCGGCTCATCGGAGGACAAGAGCTCTTCCGAGCTGGCCGGAGCGCAGCCGCTAGCCGTGAATGTAGTCGTCGATGCACAAGGTGCCGTCCGCCTGCGGCCTGGCATCACGTCGTGGGACGTGTTCGAGTCGGTGCGGCCAGCGTTCATCCCGGATATCCGTCAGGCCTGTGTTGGCTTGCTCCAGCACGGAGAAGGCGTGGGATTTGGCTCCGCGTGGACCAAAATAGACGGAACGAACAACTGGACAAAGCTGGACACTCTCGCTCCTATGGTTCTCAGCTCCGACGCTGGGGTGAACGTGTTCCCACAGAAGGGTGACAGGGTATTCGCGTGGTCTTCGGTTCCATTCGGTTCATTGGAACCGCAGATGTACGGCGTGTTCGTTGTTCTTGAGCCAGGTGTCTACGAGGGGGCCGACCCGGTCATCACCCGCACCGACGACGTGCTTTCCTATGGGGCGACATTCCCCATCGTTGGGGTGTCTGGTGCCGTCGAGTACAACCTGAAGTATTTCGTGCTGAAGACAGAGGGCGAGATCGTTCCGGACACAACGCCTCTCGACTTCGAGTTGCTTGATTCCGTGGAGACTCTCGGTGCCCCACTTGGCAGCCCAGTCATCGGCATGATCTCCTACGGAGATGCGCTCATCTACGTAACGGCAGACCGCAAGATTCACTCACTCAGCTCCATTGCCGGATACGTAGCACTGTCGAGCGACGACCCGCTGACCAAGCTGGACGGTGGAAGGAGGCCATCGTTCGTCCAAGGACGAAACATGCTCTGCATCGCTGGAGGTGGAGCGATCCAGAAGTGGACAGGAGCTGGCCTGTCTGCGCGACTCCAGAACACCGGGAACCCTGTCGGTCTTCTACCAGGGGTTTCCTCTCCAGGTGGCCCCCCTCCGGATGCCACGCACATCTGCGGAATCGCTCAGCGCCTCGTTGCTGCCGTGGCCAACAAGAGCGGTCAAATCTGGTGGAGTGGACCGCTTGAGGAATACGAGAACTGGGACTTCACCAACGGAGCGAGCTACATCCAGGCAGCGGCAAAGCCAGACCCACTCGTCGCAATGATCGACAACACGAGTGAGGTGTTCGCGTTCGGAACCTTGACCATTCAGGTGTTCGACCCTGGATCCCTCGCCATCGACCAGAACGACCCGAACAACATCCTCGACTTCGCCCCGAATAGAACCATGAACATCGGCGTAACTGCGCCAGATTCCATTGTTTCCGTGGACGACACCTTCGCGGTCATCGACCGGCAGCGCCGCGCCATCGTCACGGACGGCCGCACCTACACCGACATCTCTCGGTCTATCTCGAAGCTGCTTCGTGACCTTGGCTCTATTGACGACGCCTGGGGGTTCCGCCTGCGCACAGGAAGGTTCGATTGCGTGGTGTGGATGTTCCCGTCGGCTGGCTACGGGCTCACCTGGGACTCGCAGACGGGAAACTGGAGTGAGTGGCGCGCGTGGGACAAGGGGGCGCAGCCGGTGAACATCACGTGCGCCTACAACTGGGCAGAACACGACGTGTTTTTGGTGGGACTTGCCAACGGGCAGATCGCGAAGCTGGACGACGGCAGCAACCTGGACCTGGGAGCCCCCATCAAGGTCGACCTCATCAGCGGGTTCCAGAACCGAGGAAGCGGCGCCCAAAAGAGCACGGAAACCATGCTCGTCACATTCCGCCGAAACGCCTACCCGACAGCCGGACCGCCCGGTGGGTTCGTTCGCATCTCTCTGCCCGGTGGGTTCGTTCGCATCTCTCTGCGGGACAAGCAGGGTGCGTGGCGAGTGGTGGCCAACAAGGTCTTGTCGGAGACGACGGATCCTTGCATCCAGATTCGCAGCCTTGGAGTTTACAGGACGCGGCAGTGGAGAGTAGAGTACACTGGTGACGACAGGTTCGAGTTCATCGGTGCCCAAGAGGAATTCGAGATACTTGGAGCGTGACACATGACCCTAAGCGATTTGTACTCAGGGAGCGCACTTAGCGGGATAGCGACTGGAGCCCTAACCGGAGGTCTTGTGGGTGGGCCAGTTGGCGCTTTAGTCGGCGGTCTTGGCGGTGACCTACTTGGGGCAAGCGCCAATTCCACGCGCAACAACGCGGCGGCGGCGCAACAGCAGAACCTTCAAAGCGCAATCGCCCAGATGCGCGCCGCCAGCTCTTCCGCCTACCAGCAGCACATCCAGAACCTGGACAAGGCCATCTCGTACTATGGACCTGCTCAGCAGGCTTGGGATCGCGCCTATGGAACAGGGACTCCGGCTACCGTTGGCCAGGGTTCGTGGAAGGGAACTGGAGCGTAGCATGGCCGACACAACTTCCGGCTTTGACAACAGCAAGCTCGGTCAGCCCATCGACTCGAACAATCCTGGCATTGTCT